AACTGGCTAAAGAGTTATTCGCACGCACTTCCGACCGTGGACCTAGTGCTTTCGATCAAGTTGATATCGACCGATACGACGCTCTCCAGGACATATTGGTTCAGTTAGAAGAGAGGGCGATAGACAAGAGGACAGCAGTAAGCCGTTACTTCTCTATCAACACGTTCTATTCAGGACTGCGTAAGGGCTTGAGTGCGGGAATCTTTGGTGGCAACCCCAGCGAAGAGGCTGTGTTCCCAGAGACTCCCTCTGGTGGGACGGATGCTGAGAAGGCTGCGTTACAGGAATACTACGATTCGTCCACACCCTTCGAGACACTATCTGGGTTCAACTCCGACGAGTGGGCTAAAGTGCTGAAGGTGCTTGAGCGTAAGTGGAGGAAAAATGGAACGCTTGAATACGTGCTTGCCAATACGCACAACAAGCCAGTGCCACAAAATCTGTTAGATATTCTTCCTAAGAAGACAAGGGCAACCATCAAGCGTTCAAGTGACGCTCGTGCGAAATTCCTAAAATCTGAGGGTCAAGAAGAACCCGATATAGAGTTTGGTTCCCCCTTAACCGAGCAGGCTCCGGTACCAACGCCAGCATCGGCTACCCTACCAATAGGGCCAACTGAGCCTATCTTTGGTCGTGGGCTTGGCGGCCCACCACCTCCCAAATAACGCGGCTAAATTGCAACATAATATAGAACACGGTACTATTACTTTTACAACTGAATAAGGTTTCAGGGTGAGCCTGTATAGGCTTTAGATATTTTTACGAGGACTTTTATGGTCACACCTAACCAGGTAGACGCATCCTCTGAGATTGATTCCTCCCCAGAAGTCACCGACTCCCTCCCTGTGGGCGACGAGCCACTTATCCCAGCCGACTGGGACGAGCAGGTTCTAGCAGCAGCGACGGACGAGGCTACTGCCACTGGCGACGAAACGACCTCCGACGATAGCGAAGTTCAACCCGAAGAAACCTCGGAAACAACCGAAGAATTGGCTGTAACTGAGGGGACTCCCGCCGAGCCTATTGCTGACGAAGCAGAAACCCCAGAAGAATCTGGAAGGATGCGGACTCAGGAAGAATGGTCTAAGCGAGAGTCATCCATCAGGCAGCGCGAGAATGAGCGCGAGAATGAGATGGTCGCCCTGAGAAATCAGGTAGCGCAACTTCAGTCAACGTACTCAGATCAGGTCTTAGATGCAGAAGTTCGTGGCTATGCACAATCACTGGAAAGCCAGTTAGTTGCAGAAGGTCACGATGAAGCAGGGGCTAATAGGCTTGCGACACAGCAAGCTAATTCGGTCAAGTCTGCGTTTCAAGCTGAACAAAGGGCTAATGCCTTAGAACAGCAACTATCGCAGGTAAATCAATCTGCTGAAATTACTTCTAAGAATGCTTCGGTAAACGAGATGATGCGACAGCACGGTGTTCCAGAAAGCCAACGAGCATTGCTCCAGGGCTATTCAGATCCCGCTCTGCTCGTAGAGGCATCAAAGGTTCTTGGTGAAGCTGAGAGCCTACGAAAACAACAAATATCGGCTAAACAGGCAGAAGTTCCTTCCGGTGGCGAAGCTAATACCTTCGACGGTGGTGTTGGACAGGGTGGCACAGTAACAGATCAGCAGTGGCTGAACTCTGTTTATGCACAGGGCAATTCTAACGATCATGCTCGTGCAAATAAGGTCATGCGTTCAATGGGAATAAACCTTGGTTAGCTTCAAGGAAAACTAAAAATGGCGACAGGACAAACTATCACTGATAGTTTGAGCGATTCACTACCTACAGTGGTGAGTGCGGCTCGAAATGTCCGTGAGTACAAGGGTGTAATGACCCAAATCGTTGACAAGCAGACGCTTGGCGCAGGTGTTGGTAACAACTGGCGTGAGATTGATCTTGCCAAGCTAACCGCTCAGGCAATTACAGAGACAACTGAGGAAGACAACCCTCAAGAACTCTCTGACAGTGCGATTTCTGTAACCCCTTCGGTTATTTCGGTTCACACAGTCATCACTGACCGTGCTGCTCGAAACGTATCGAAGAACGTCTTCGCTAAAGTTGGCTCACTTGGTCAGCAGGCGATTGAACGACAGAAAGACAAGGACGGCCTGACTGTTCTTGACGGCGCAACCACTGCTCTTTGTGGTGCAGGCACTACTCTTACTGCTGGTCACATTGCAGCCGCCGCTTATCGCATTCGCGGCAACACAAGTGAACCCTGGGACGGGCCTATTGCATTCGTGCTTCACTCCTTCCAGATGAAAGACCTGTTTGACCAACTCGTAGCGGGTGTTGGAACTTACGACATCTCTAAGGGTCTAACGGCTGATGTTTTCAAGAACTCGTTCAACTTGCCTATTGCAAACGCACAGGCATACACGGATGACAACATCACTATTGATTCTGCTGACGATGCTAAGGGTGGAGTGTTTGCTTCAGGTGCAAACGGTGCGATCATCTTGGTCCAGGCTCGAATGCCCTGGGTAAAGACCATTCGTAACGAGAAACTTGGTGGCGGTGCTACTGAGGTTCTTCACAGGGACGAGTACGCTTACGGAGAACGCTCTTCAGGCAACTGGCTCTACGAAATCCTGTCGGATGCAACTACTCCTACATCGTAGAGAGACTAACTAATTAGTCCCAAACCCGCCTTATCGGTAAGGGGACGAGGTAATAAAAAATGGCTATTAACGCTCAAGGAGAGCCGGGACGTATCCGACTTTTCTACGACTTCTATGGTGAAGACTCCATAGCTAACACGGCTGAACTGCGATCACTTGGCCCGTTTTGTGTCGGTGGTCAGGGTAATGCTGAAGTTGATGCTGGTGTTCCAACCATTGCCGGGATTCTTTCCGGTGCTGGTCGGCTTACCACAACCAACGAAGACAACCACACTACGTTGGTTGGCACTCAGGCAGCATTTGATGTTGCCCTTAGTGGAACCCTTGTTCTTGAAACTCGTGTTCAAATGGAAAACCTCGATACTAAAGAGGTATTCATTGGCTTTTCAGACATTGCGCCTGAAACGCTTTCAATCGAAACGGACATCCTCACGGGTGCTACTGCAACGATTACGAACACTGCTTCGGACTTCGTTGGTTTCTTCTTGTCAGCAGAACTTAGTGATGACGAAGATTGGCACGCTGTTTACAACGGGGGGACCGCCTCTGCTGTTACAACTTCCACGTCATTAGACCTGGACGATGACGCTGTTGCCGGGGAATGGCAAATCCTCAAACTTGAGGTTGCCCCTAACGGTGACACTCGTTGGTACGTTGACGGTGACTTGAAAAAGACCGTTGCGGGTGCTGCTTCTACTTCTGTCAACCTTGGACTTTGTGTCGGGGTTGAAGCGAAGGGGAACGCTATTGAGACTCTTGACGTAGATTACATTCTCGTCAAGGCAAACCGTGACTGGAACGCCTAGTCAATAGGCAAATAAAGCCCTCGCCCTTCGGGGCGGGGGCAACAACTAACGCGGGGGCCAGAGGAGTCAAATGATTGATGCAATAGCTTTTCATGTCTCTGATGACGAGCCTTCGTTCCTGCTACGTGAATACGATGCTGACAAGCCAGGTCACGGTTCACACCGTTTTCAAGAATTGCGAGTTGTCAGGAACGATAGAATAGCCACATATAAAGAAGTGCTTGGTAGGTCTGATTTATTTGTTGGGGCAAAGCCGATTAACATAATTGGTGGCGACCCTTCTACTGGTGGCGTTTATGAAACAGTAGGTAGCCTTCGTGATATGGCAAATGAAATGCGTTCGAGGGGATTCTCTGATGACGCGTATGACGTATCGCCAACAGGAACACCTGAGCAATGGGCTGAGGCGTACCACGATGAGCGTGCAAAGCGTGAAGACCGAAAGAGGAAGAACTAATGGCCGTTACAAAAGAACAACTAGCAACCATGGCAGATATGGCGAATAGCAGCCTTGATGGAACATCTGTGCATGAACTTGCTTTAGAAGCGCAAGATGCTATTGATGACACGGATCTGAAGACGGGTGAGTTTACCCATACTCCGACAGCAGATGATCTGTTTGCCACGATTGTTGAGGAAGCATCGTCGGCAGGCAAGTCGGTTGTTTATGACATTCGTAACGGAGAGGCTTCCATTGTTAATAACAACATGCTGCCATCTCAGCTAGGTAAAACTGATCCTGAAACTGGGAAGCGGATATTTACTACCCGTCGAGCAGATGCTCCACCAGTTGACGTTGGAGAGTACCTTTGCTTGCTGCATGAGAACCACTCCGACCGTGAATATCACAAGAGTCTTGGACTTGGCACTTGCAATAAATCAAACCTTCGCACGATGCTTGACGTTAGAACACACGCACAAAATCGTCACAGGGCTGAGTGGGCTGCTATTACTGAGGCTCGTGACCAGGAGCGAGAAGATCAAGAACGTAAGATTCGGACGCTTACTCTTTCAAAATTGATGCCCGATAACACTTCAGAGGCTGTTGTTGATATCGCACAGCCCGTAGAGGCTGCTCCAGCACCCGAAGTGCCTGTTGAGGTTTGGAAGACCTCCTCCGGGACATGCCCTCAGTGCGAATGGACAAATAGCGCAGCAAAAGCCAGATCGCGTACCGCAGCGTACTACGGACACAAGAAGATTCACGCGTAGAGGTTCGTCATCGCAGTCATAATATCCCAAACCAGAGAAGAAATTGCCGCAAGCATTGGTGAGCAGTATGGGGGCTATGAGTCGCACACTGCCACTTCCGGTGGCTCTACCTCTACCTTTATTGATTCAGAACTAGAAGCCACGGATGACTACATCAATGGCTGGTACTGGCGCGGAACGTCAGGAACTAACGACGAGGTAATCAGGTTAGTCAATGACTACACCGGCTCTTCTACCACGGGAACACTGCGTGGTGATGTTCTGGCAGCTACCGTAGCTGACGGGGATACCTACGAACTCTGGCATCGTGATCTGGACCCAAGGAGGGTACATCGTGCGATCAATCGTGCTGTACGTGCGATACCTCGCAAGGGTTCTCCACCGCTACGTGACATATCCTTACATACATCTTCTGCGATAAACAACTTCTCCATTCCGACCTCGGTGGTTGGCATCAGCAAGATCCAGGTTCGCCTGAATCAAACCGAGAAGGTCATTGAGAACTGTAACGGCGCATGGTCTGAGTCTTCAGGCACTGGCGTAACAGTCTCCGCTGAGACAGAAGACCGGCGCGAGGGTTCTGCATCTAACAAGTTCGTGATAGCTGGGTCTGGTACTGCGGGAGACATCATTGCTTCCCAGACGGTGAGCCTTGACCTCTCGAAGTTCACGCACGTTGAGTTCTGGTTCAAGTCCACAGTCACGCTCACTTCAGGTCAGGTGAAACTGGTTCTCTCGACTACGGCTAACGCCGCTACTGAGACAGAACTACTGAGTTTGCCCGCTATTACAGCCGGTACATGGACATACGTGAGACTGGCACTTGCCAACCCGCTGTCTGACTCGGCGATTATTTCAGTTGGCTTTGAGTACGACGTTGACATCGGTGCGGTTACATACCAGGCAGACGCAATCAGGGGCACAGTCGCTAACTCAGAAGACTGGGTGACAATCCACCGGAACGCTATCAAATGGGACAAGGACAACCGTTCGTTCTCTATCACCTACGCTGACGCACCGGCTGGTTCCTCCTATGCGCTCATCAAATTGGCTGGTGTAAAGAAGCCAACTGAGTTAGACGCAGATGCGACCTCATGTGATGTGGAGCCTGAGTACATAATAAACAAGGCAACTGCCATGTTGCTTCGCTCTCGTGGTGATCGTCGTGATGGCAACAGGGATGCTGCATATCTTGAAGCGGATCAGTACGAGGCACTGGCTCTTGGCGCGCTAACAAGCCAGCAGGCTCCTAGTGGGACAGTTTGGATTGATGACTAATGGCGTGGAAGCAACTTGGGCAACTGATGCCCACAGATACTAACGCTGCCAGTCTTTTTTCTCCAATACGCGGCTTTGAGTACCGTGTGGACGTTATCTACATCACTGAAGTTGCGGGTGGAACTGCTACTTACCGTGTCTTTGTTGACGATGACGGGACAACCTATGCCAACACCACTGCCATCGTCTTCGATACAGCCGCAGTAGCGAATGCTTCTGTTCGGCTAGAAGGCCCGTTTTACATGAACAATCCTGCGGGAAACATTGCCGTAAGGTCTTCGATAGCAAGCAACATTACCTT